TCAACCCATGTTCCATTGAGTGCTTGAATTGCAGGGCATGTGACTACAAAGACCCAGGTTTTACGATATTTATCACCAAGTGAAGGTTGTGGACTTATTTGAGCATTGGTTTCTAATCCAAAATAGTTATTGTTACCAATATAACGATACCAATAATCATCACCAAGATTAGGCGCAGCAACAAATTGGATTCCAGCCATGTTGAATGTTTCACCAGTGCCTGGTGCAATAACAGAAAACAAAGTTGTCATAACAGCACTATTTTCTACATAAATTCCATCATTGTGCCATGCGTTTGAATTATAAATATAACTTGGATCATATGTTTTATATTCGTTGTATGGTTTTGATGCGAAGTCAGGAAAGATATTGTGAGTACCAAGTACAACAGCCATTGGTTGATAAGGTCTGACTGAGTTACCACTTGCAGTAAGTGAATATGTAGGTGAGTCTGCACGTTCTTGACCATTTTGAGTTCCAATAGAATTCGGGGCTAGTGCCTGAAGTCCAGCAACAATAAGCGTTGCACCTACCAAAATACCAACACGCGCTGCAGCTAAACCAAAACCAGATAAGCTTGCACCAAATGCAGGTGTACCAAGACCACCAGAAGCGACAGCAGCAGCTAATAAAATAACAGATGATGCAATCTTAATCCCTTGCCTGCCACCACTGAATTCTGGATACACAACAATAAAATCATTCTTGTTAACCATGAAATTTTCATCAAGAGTTTCATGATATTTTCCATTGATAAAAACGCAAAGCCTTTGTTCTTGGATGTTAAAATCATCTAAGATTTGGCCAATGGTTGTTTGATGATCGTATTGCTTGGTGCCGTTGACACTACCTTTTGAAACTACTTCCATGAGTAATAACCTTCAACAGTGATTCCATATTTTGGCAAGTCTTTTACTTGATGCAGTATAGATGATTTGAAAGAGTCAAGAGAATGTAAAACATATTCTTTGGATTTAATCTTAACAAAAACTCCAACATGATTTAATCGGTTCATGGCTTTCATGAGCACGCAGCAGCCTTCTACTGGCTTGTCTAGCTTTGGTTCTGAAATATAGTTCATCATGTTTTCTTGAAGCAATCGGTTGTAGTGAAACGGATTTCTTTCAGTAGGTCTAACTGGATGTGGAAATTTCCGGTTGAATACTTCACGCTCAACACACAAAACGAATTCAACACAGTTCATATTGCTGTACGGAATTCCAATATATGAATTAGTCCAATGCATCAAAATAATCCTGGCGCGTTATATGGTCTAAATAAAATGTTGGTACATCTTTGATTCAATGTATCATTAAATCCTAGATTTCCTGAAACTTTGAATCTATTTACAGTTAGGTTCATCAGATCCATAACAATATCCCATTCAATAAAATCTGGGTTGCTCTCTTGAACTAGAATTAATCTTACTTTGGTTTCAGGTGCACCTTGCAACTGTTCAAGCCATCGAGTTAGTGAACGGCCTACGTTATCAATTTCTAATTTAGCGCGTGGCAATTGTTCTTGTAGATCATCAGGCAAACTACATTCAAACCAGCAAGCTACGTAATCATTTCCATTACTTCTGATGTCCTTTGCAGATCTAGCTACGCGGATTGTTCCACTAAGTAGAACGTTTGTAATCTCTAGAAGTATGACTGGTTGTTCATCCCCTGATGTACGAATCAGGTTTGCCTGCATTCCAGGTGAAAATACTCTAGGCATCCCACATTTCCAGCGAGAATTGAACTTCCCATTTATCGAAACTTGGGTTTGTAGGCTTAGAATTGATATTGAATTCGTTCATTCTAGCCCGTTTTGGCAAGGCCTCTGGGTAACTTCCATCTAAGAATTCAAACCAAAATGCACCTCTTTTGATGTCATTGGCCCACCAGGATAAGAAATCTTGATAGTTTGAGTCACATATATGTGCTGTAAAGCTAACAGTTTTGTAGTCTCTAGATGTTAAAGGGCGTTGTTTTGCAGGGCCACGGTCAAAATCAGACCGTAAAATAGTTGGTTTATATTGCTCTTGATATGAATTCCAAAGAATAATGATGTAGTTTGGAAATTGTATCATCGTTTCAATCCAAAGGCTTGCTGGTTACCTTGTGAAATAGGCCCGTTTGTTTTTAAATCTTCTAGAATAATATTTACCACGGTTCCACGCACATCAACAGTTTGTGATGATTTAGCTGAAACAGGTTGACTGGAATTGTTAATGACATTCACATTTACAGAGCTTTGACGGGCATTTACGATGCCACCTTCAGCATAACGTGGAATAGAATTTAGATAATTTCCGTAGTTATCAAGCATGCCACCGCTTGCAAACGCTGGCATGAAGCCACGGTTAAGAGCATGCATGAATCCAACACCCCATTTTTTTACGGCATCAGCTTTCATTACAAACTCACCATTGGATAGGCGAGATAGAATCGAATCACTTGTACCAGTTCCAGGGCCTGTGATTAAACCACCTTCAGCATTACCTGCAATTGGAGCTGCACCAGTTGGGAATAAATCGCTTCCAGCAAAAACAGTTCCTAGGTTTCTAAACAAGCTATTGAAAGCAGATTGAATTGCAGCAGAAGCAATGCCGTTGATAATGTTACGTCCAAGGTTAGCAAAGGATTGCCCAACACTTTCTGCACCGCTGATGATGTTTGTAAATGCTGTGGTAAAGGAATTGGCAAAGATTCTACCGACGTCATTTAGTTCAACTAGTTTCTTATTGATATCATCAAGCTTGCCTGGTGTTTGGGTTAGAATGCCGTTGAGTTCTTGAGCATTTTGAGCTGCATCGGCTGGAATATTAAAACTTCCTTCAAGTTGCTTAGGTAAATCTTTTGCTCTTGCTTCACGTTCTCTTTGTAAATCATCTTCAGCAGCAGATAGAATCTTAAGTCTTGCCTCTTCATTTTTTTGAGCCAGCGCAAGATTTTCTGCAGCTTGTTTTTCTCGCAATCGTTTTAATTTATCGGCTGCGATTTCTTCTTGTGTAAATATTTTATCATTGGCACTTTGCTGTAGAGCAATGCTTTCATCAAGAGCTGAATTCAATGAATCAATATTGCCTTGTATGATATCGCCTACAGACTTGGCAGCGATCTTTAAAATGTTCAGACCTGGAATAATCAGGTTAAACGCATCCGGTATTGCCTGAATCAAATCTAAAAACGCTTTGAAATATTTATTGATCTGCAATGCAAAAGAAAGAGCAGCATTTTTTAGACCGTCAAAAGCTTCTGAGGCTGCTATCAATGCAACTACAACCAAACCAATAACCCCTGCAGCACCTGCTAGGCTTCCTAGAGTGATTCCAAGGGTTCTTAATGCTAGAATTAAGTTCCCAATGATGAAAATAAGTGGCCCAGCGGCTGCTATAATACTGGCAAATCCAGCTATAAGTACCTTTGTTTCAGGTTCCAAGCTTCGTAAAGCATCAATAATTCCAGCCAATGCGTCAATGAGTGGCCTCAAAACTTGGATAAAAGCCTGTCCAAAATCTTCACGTAGTTCATTGAATTTCTTAATCAGAGCATCCAAAGCACCAGTATCTGTTTGTGCAAGCTTTTGAGCAAAGCCACCATATTGATTTTGTAGCAATTGGATAACAGCGGCTTGCGCTTCTGCAGCACGTCCAGTCTTATCAAGGTTTGAAATGAGTAAGATCTGTTGATCTGTTACAGCTAAACCAGCGCGGCGTAGTAAATTCAAGCCTTCTGTTGGATTTTGCAAAGCCTTACCAATGGCTTCTGTTGCAGCTCCAAGATCTGTTCCAGTCTTTGCAGAGAAATCTAGAATCACTCTTTGAGCATCAGAAAATATCTTTTTAGTTTCAATGCTAAAATTTAAAAGTTGAGACGTTACATTTCCAAGAATGTCATCATCTTGAAATAAGGTGTCACTTCCAAAATCTTCAGCTTGTTTTTTTAATTCATTAAGAGAGAAGCCAATTCTTGCGCCTTGCTTTTCAAAGGAATCAGTAAACTTGGCAATGTTTCTTTCTTGATCACGAAACGCTTTGATTGAGATAGCAGCAAACGCAGCAATAGGTAGTGTAACATTTTTTGTAAGAGACTTACCAAAGCCTTCAAGTTGTTTTCCAACTTTTTCAGCTTTTTTGTTTACGTTATCTAGATCCTCAAGGATCTGGTCGATGCCCTTTGTAAATGCCTCAATGGTAAGTGAAACTTTAAAATTTTTAGCCATAGCCCCTCTCTATGGTAATTCATACGCGAATAATTTTTTCCATCGAACGCCGCCAGTTTCACCAGCACCAGACATTTCAACTTCTACTGTCCAAGTGTAGGTACCTGCAGGTGGAATATCCACTGTCCAAGGTGTTTCAGAAGATGCTCCCAAGTCAACTGCTTCTGTACCAATATCTAAAGCAAACCAACGTCGATCAATATTGGTTCCACTACGAATAAAATAGATATCCATGGCGCAATCTGATGCAGATTGAAGAGAAAAATAAGATCTGTTGATAGATCCATCGCCAATAATGGCTAGAACAACTGGCTTTCCAGTCGTTGTAAGTGTGCAAGAAAGGTTTGTTACAGCCGTAGGTGATGTACTTGAGGTGGTAAAATTTCCAGAACTTGATGATAAATCGTAATTACCTGGTGTAAATCCTGCTGTTGCAGCGATTGCTGTGATCACATCAGCCATCGTAATACCAGAATCCTTAATAAGTTTTCCGGTTAATCCATCGTATGCAGCTAAGTTGCTGTCAATGGATGATGCAGGGCCAACTACATCGCCTGTACCCCCGCCACCGCCAGGCCAAACAACCAATGAACCACCATTAAAATAATAAAAGGTATCAGTGGTAATATTATAAATTGGCAAACCGATTGGAGTAAAATCAGAAAACCATGAATTAAATCCATCATAATCATACCAAGTGTATAATCTTGCTGAATCTTGGACATAGTATGTGTCACCTAAATTTGGCGTTGCTGGAAGTGCGGTTGAATCTGCAACTTCACCTAAAATTGCTGCTGATAGAAGTTGATCAATTCTATCAGAATTGTAATTTCGTTGAGCTGCCCAGCCGCTTGATCCTTTTTTAAGATCTGAATATAAACCGGTTCTTTGTCTAGGTTGTATGCTCATTTTTTCCTACACTTCCTTAGCGACAATTTTTATATTATCAACAGAAGCTGCAGAAGTACCAGCCGATGAAGATGGAGCAAACCTAAAAGTGTACTGATAGGTTCCTGGCAAGCCTTCAACCCCTGTATCAATGCATTTAACAACTGAAGGTGGAACTTGAAATGGTTGCGCTGCGCCGTTATCACAGGTTACACCGAAAGCACTGTCCCAAATCTTTGTGCCATCACGATAAATTTCCATGTTAACAAGGAAAGGATAATAGCTTCCGGCACTACCGTCTGGTTCACCACGAATATATCCGCTAGAAGAGTCACACGTTAAATAAACCTCAACAGCTCTACCAGTTGTTTCAATCTCGGCAATAACGCCTATATCTTGTGGTGTGGTTGTGCTTTCAGTAACATTTCCAGATTCAGCACTTACTGCAATTCCACGCTTACCAACAGAAGCACCTGTTGGACGTTGCGTTTTTTCCCAAACTTCATTGGCAAAGCTTGGATCTACAACATGTGGGCCGGTTCCTAGAATAGTTACGTTTCCACCAATATTCATGGCACCAGTGTTTGTAAAATCATTTACACCGGTCATGTCTTTTGTGGCTTGATCAATATTGACACCGGAATCTTGTGCAAGATTTCCTGTACCATTGTTATATGTAGGAATGTTACCAACGACAGAAGTAACTGGGCCTACTATAAAATTAGACAAAGAAATAATTAAGCCAGTAAGCGACTGCGTTATTCCAGAATTATTAATGAAAAATTCATTTAGAGTTTGATCATAAAAAATAAATGCGCATGGTGGTGTAAAAATATTCCACATGGAATTGTACCAAACATGTACGTCGGTATCGCCTACAAGATAAGAATCACCTACAGATGGTGAACCAGGCAAATCACCAGGTGTTGCAACTTGGGCTGTAATGCATTTCCACTGTGACCAGTCTAGCTGATGAAAGTTAGCATTGGCTTTGACCCTTCCATCTTCTTGAGGGTTGAAATCAGACCATAGTCCATTGGGTAATTGATTGCTCATTTTCCACCGTTAAACCTTCGTGAAAACTCTTCAGGCGAAACACCTTTTGTTTCAGGCTGTGGTTTTCTTTTTTCAAATCCACGCATAGCTTTTTGAATAGACTTTTGATCACCTTGACTACCAAGTGCAGTAATGGCAAGGTTTTCCTGAACGCTTTTATTTTTCATGTTGGATGCTGAAGAAAGAAAGCATTGGAATTGTGTCATTGTGTAGCCCGCGATTCTTTCGATGTCGTGGCCTTCTTGGATGAGGAACTGGATGGCGTCGCTCCATTCATCGCCTTCTTCTTGATCTTGTCGAGTCCGATTTTTTCCACTTTCTGCATTATTAAAAAAAAACCTTCTTTGTTTAATTCAACAATGGCCTCAACCAATTCAACCAATTCATGTAATTCTAGATTGTCTACAAGTTCTCTTTCAACAGAACATACAGAACAAAGTAGCTCTAAAATTTCATCAAAGTTTTTTACAAGAGAACCAGCGATGTCACCGTTCTTAAAAAGATCAATCACCAAAGTTCTTTTTTCAAGAAACTTCGGTAAATCTCTAACTCTGATTGGATGAATTTTTACAAGTTGACCTTGTAAATTTAATTTCTTTTCTTTAATTCCTAAAACGTCTTCTAATTTTGTCATTGAATCACCTTCTTTAATTCAAAGTAGCCAGATCTGCCTTGACCAGTTTTTACATGGTCACGTAACAATATACCAGTCAAGTTAAGTTGCTGGAAGTCTTCATTGATTAAATTAAATTCGTTTGTAGGTGAAAGTTTTACACGATGGCATACGGCAATCCATTTTTCATTGGTTTGTGCCATGTTATCGCCTACGAAAGTTAGGGTGTATTCCTTTTCAGGCAATACGAATCCATCAACTTTGCTAAACGATGAACCAAGCCATGAATAACTTAAAAGCAATCCAACATCTGCTGGAAGTGCACTTAACATAATGATTTGAGCTTGGTTAGCCGTGTAGTCAACTTCAGGCGTAAGCACTGCGAGCGTGTCAGAACGTTTGACAATAAGCGTAGTGACATCCACCAAAGGAAAATCAAATACAAACGTTGAGCCGTTTAGCAGTTGATCACCTGCAGGTGGTGGGTAAAGTAGGTCAACTACGGGTGGTTCTGATGTAAATGTTTCAGATTGACGGCCATAAAGTGCCAATGCTAGGTTTTCAAAGCTTTGACAATCAATGTTTAACTGAACGCTAGCACCTTCAATTGATCCAACACCACAGTCAGATTCAAACGTAATGCCGCTTCTATTGATTGAAGATCTAGGACTATAGGCGATTTGGATGCCAAAGGCAGAGGCGTTACCAAGGAATCGACCAGCATAGTAGTCAAATGAACTACCACCCCAGTACCAACCGTAGTTGTTACCCCATCCTTGAGCCAGTTTATATGACTCAATGATGTAAACTTTACCCCTGCCTAAATAGCAACAATCGTTCATATTACAATAGTTTGATTAGACCGTATTGTTCAAAGCCACTTGCATTGATGTGACACTCATCTTGCATAACTTTGCCAGTAACTTCCAATGTAATGAAGTCTTCACTGATAAAGTCAATGTTTTGTGCAGGTGAGAATCTAACGCGGAATAGATGAACACCAAATGGTGGTGCACCTGCTTCTGCGATATTGAAACCGTCCAAATATACTTCATACTCTTGAGCAGCACTTTGAATGATGTCCAATTGTGTTTGAAGTGGATAGTCATAGTCGATTTCAAGATCTGTACCTACAGTGATAGAGCCACCGTCAGCAACTGTAATGAGTTGAACACCAGTTCCAGTTACTTCGTAGTCTGTTCCAAGTACATATACTGGCGCACCAGCCGTACCCGTTACAACTACTGTTGCACCTGTTGGAATAAATTCAAGTGGAATGAATTCACCTTCCTCTTCAACCACAAAAATTTCATTGGCAATAGAGCCAGCAGGTACGTTATCAATTGCACCTTCTGCAAGTAGTGCCAAAAGAATGTTTCTTTTTTTGAAACAATCCATGGTTACGTTCAAATTCACTTGATCAATTTCAATTGAAGAGCAAGCGATACCGCCAGCTTTGGAAGTGAAATCTTTTACAGTTTGCTCTGTAGTTGTAGTGTTGATCTGAAACAATTCCGCGTTACCGATATGGTACCAAGGATTTGGATTTGGATTTAGCGGCAAAGTAGGACAAAAATCTACCTGTTTGCGAAACCAAACCTTTCCACGGCCTTTAAAACAACATGATGTATCTGGCATAATTCCCCCTTTAAAACATTATCTTGGTTGTATAAATCTGCTTAAGAACGAGAAATCCGTCTTCAGAAAACTCGGTCTTGAGCCCCTTTAACTGCAACGGTGTATACCCAGCATTCACTGGCACCTGCAAATTAAACTGTATAATCGTTTGTCTTACAAGATCTTCAAGTCTTGCAGCATCCATGTATGCACCTTCATAGGTTGTTACACCTAAGTTTACATTTTCTTGGAAGTGTTGTTGAGTCTTTCTTGCATTTTTTACCTGAGTCAATACGAAAAGTTCTTTTTCAAACTCATTGATGCAATCAGGTCGCTCTTTTTCTGATGTATTATCGCCATCATTGGGTTGAATAATCAGAAGTGCACCAAAATTTCTAGCGTCTTTATGCTCTGTCCATTCGGAAAAAACATAGATATTTTGGCCAGCCAGGTCAATAACGCCTGGAATCGCATGGTTATTCAGGATTGTTGAGGCTTTAAGATAGTTTACAAGTGGCTCTAGGTACGGAATTCGGTTCATAAGTTCCCCAAATTAGAGCATTGGCAAGGATTGGTAGAGCAGCAACCACATGGAAATGCTTTCGGATAGCAGCCAGGTTCATCTAAAACGTAAAATGCACCTGTTTTTTTTGGTACTACTTCATCTTCATCAGTGATTAAATTTTCACACTTGCAGATATTCATGATTTCTTTTTTAAAGTCGTCGTATTCTCGAATGACTTCATGATCTGCATTTTCTAGTGAGTCGTATAAATGTTTTCGTGTGATATCGCATTCCCAGTGCTTAAGAACTGGAATAAAACCACCGTCGATATAAATTTGAGCAATAACTTTTAAATCATAGCAGCAAGAAAGCATGGCTTTAAGCTCTGCTTCTGCATCATCCATCTTTGCTTGCAAAAGAGTAGTGTTGATGGCGTTTGTTTGGATAGTGGCACGATCCGTTAACTGAATCATTTCCTCTTGACCGAAACGGTCAACCATATCCTGTATGACTGCGTAAGTAGACATCGTGAGTAGAGGGGGCCTTGCGACCCCCTCAAATCCCCCCTAATTATACAAGAGTGTTGATAATGATATGAGCAAAGTTGTAAGAAGTAACAACTTCTTTAACTTCCTCACCAACACGGATGTACTCGGTTCCTCGCAAGCCGTGGAATTGAGATTGCAGATTAGCTGCAAACCAACCACCACTACGTGCAGTGAACGCGAAAGTTGGCACTGGACAATCTGTTGCAAAGAAACTTTCGTTCTTAGAAAACAGAATGATGTAATCACCTGCTGCTGCTGTTGGGCCCCATAGAGGCGTCAAAGCTCCAGACAAGTTTGCATAGGATCTACCTTCGCAGATTCCATCCAAGCCAAGTGTTGCTGCAATCGAAGCGTTTGTAACCGCGCCGCGTGCATCAACGTTACCCAAGAAAGATGGATGTCTACGCAAGATAGACATAACTCTCTTAGATGCTGCCATCCAATTGAAACCTTGTTGTGTACCAGCGATAATATCACTGATAACTGCCAAAGGATCAGATGCAAGAGCAGGGTTTGGGTTGTCAAACTCAGCACCAGTTAAATCTGTTACGTTTGCAACAGGGTAAAGAGCTGGGTCATTGACCAAGTTCACTACACGTTGTTCACGATTCAATTTAACAAGTGAAGTCAAGTAAGCTGCAATACGTTCACGATAGTTAGCAGGTACATTGGAACAATTGCCATTGATTGCTTGCTGCATACACCAGGTGAATGCGGCATCAAGTCCATGACCTTCCAAAGAATCTGTTAACAAGGTTGATTTTTGAAGATCAACTTCATGAACACGTGATTGAGGGCCTACGTCATCATTCACTGGATCGAATGGCTGGGTTTTATTCCAGTCTTGATACATGAATGTACAAGCATCACTGTTTACATAAGGCATTATGCAATCAGCAATGTAGTCCTTCATACAATTTGCTTGATCGGTCGCAACGTTAATCAACGATGGCGAATAATCAAACGGTGTTGATGCAAATTCGTACAACTTACTCACTGGAGTAAGTGACATTTGCTGATTTGAACCAGGCAAAACAATATTAGTTTTCATTTCATTC